GGAGGGTTCACGTACGCCGACCCCAGGTGGAAGGGTAAAGTCACCCGGCCCGGGATTGTGTACGACGTGAACAGCCTGTACCCCTCTGTCATGTATGACAGGGTTCTCCCGTTCGGGGAGCCGGTGTTTACGCCCGGACTCCCTGAGTCAACGCCCGAGTATCCGCTGTTCATTGTGTCGGTGACGTTCACGGCGAAACTCAAACCTGACCATATCCCCTGCATCCAGGTGCGGGGTTCCTCCCATTTTCTGAACACCGAATATCAGACGGAAATTGTGGAGCCTGTCACCCTCATGTGCACCAACGTTGACCTCGCCCTGTGGGAGGACCATTACGACATGGACATTCTGTCCTATAACGGCGGGTGGCAGTTTGAGGCAACAACGGGGGTGTTCACTGATTTCATTGACAAGTGGATGGAAATTAAAAAGAACAATGAGGGCGGGTTGCGGGAAATCGCCAAACTGCACTTGAACTCCCTGTACGGGAAGTTTGCCACCAACCCGAACGTCACCCCCAAGGTTCCCGTCTTTGAGGACGACAGGGTTAAGCTCGTGTTGGGGGGCGAGGAAACCCGGGACCCCGTCTATACCGCCATGGGAGTGTTCATTACGGCGTACGCCCGGGACGTGACAATCAGGGCGGCACAGGCCCATTACCCCGATTTCGCCTACGCCGACACTGACTCGTTGCACCTGCTCATTGACGAGGACCCCGCCGACCTGGACGTTGACCCCAACAAGCTCGGGGCATGGAAACGGGAGTACGCATTCACGGAAGGGCTGTTTGTGCGGGCAAAGGCGTACATTGAAAAGCTTGCTGACGGTAAGCATGTGACGCACATTGCCGGGTTGCCTGACAAGATCGCCCACCAACTGACGATTGCCGATTTTATCGGCGGGCGCACTTTTGAGGGTAAACTCGTCCCCAAGCGGGTACCGGGCGGGATTGTTTTGGAGGACGTCGGTTTTACAATGAACATGTAACGCTGTACTGTATTTACATACGCGGAACACGCCGCACTACACAGAATGAGAGAACGTCACAATGACTGCTGTTGAAACCCCCAAGACCGAAACCGTCAAGAACGCTGCACCGAACGAGGCCGACCGCACCGCCGCTGTCGCCGCCGCTGAGACGCCCGCCGCCCCGGTGAAGAAGGGTAAGCAGGTATCCGCTACCGTTTCCGCCGACCTCTACACCTTCCTGGACGAGCTCCATTGGTCAAAGCGCATGTCCCTGACCGACATGAACCGCGTGGCGATCGAAGAGTACGCCGTCAAGAACGGCTACACCCCCAAGGCGTGATCTGTGGATAGCCGCTTATTTGTCCGTGACCGGAACACTGCCCTTGAATGGGTCCGGCACAGGGTGCCCGTAGTAGGGTACAAATAACCGGCCTGCGGGTCCGAACAAAATGCAGTAACCATAAAGGAAATGCCCCGGCCTAACGGTTGGGGCATTTCCCATTTAACCTGTAAGGTGTTCACATGGAAACATTTGAGGAAGTCGTTGCCCGCCTCGCCGGTAACGCAGAAACGCCACTCGCCCCCGAAATCATCACCGAACTTAACGCAGGATATGCCAATGACATTTCCGTGCGGGAAGCCGCTATTGCTGAACGTGAGGCACAAATTGCTGAACGTGACGCACTCATTGCCGAAAAGGACAAAGAAGCCGTTCGACTAAAAGCAGTGAACTATGATCTACTTGTCAAGACGCCCGCTACACGAGCGGACACCGACAACAACAAACCCGAGAACCAGGGCGACAAGCCAACCGGCATTAGCTCAATGTTTGAAGAAGGATAAATTAAATAATGGCCACCAAGAATGTTGCCCCACTCAAAGACATGAGCAATGCCGAATTCCTCGACAAGGTTTGGCAGGACTCGTCCTCCGATTATCAGGCGCGTATCCCGGAAGCAACCAAGGCCGGTGTGCAGGCGACACAGCGCGCATTGCAGACGGCAGGGTACCGCCCGCAGTTGAACGAATTCCAGGACGCCCTCGTCAACCGGGTTGGCCTGCAATTGATCAAAAACACCTCATGGACTAACCCGCTCGGTGAGTTCAAGATCGGTATGCTCACCGGGGGTGACACCATTGAGGAAATCCAGGTTGGCATGGTCCTCGCCAAGACGTATGACACCGACCGTGACGAGATGGAAAAGGCCCTCTTTGGCACGCACCGTGGCGAGGTGCAGGCCAACTTCCACCGCCTCAACCGGCGTGACGTGTACGAAATCACGATCAATACCAAGCTGCTCATGAACGCGTTTGACACCCCCAAGGGCCTGACGAGCTTTACCACCAAGCTCATGGAATCGGTGTCCCTCTCGGACCAGTACGACGAGTACCTTCTCATGTGCCAGTTGTTCCCTGAGTACGCGGCCAACGGCGGTTTTTTCAAGGTGCAGATTGGCGACGTCGCCGCTGCCGGTTCCGGTGCTGAGGAAGCGAAGGACGCTATCCGCAAAATGCGTTCCATGGCAACCAAGCTCACGTACCCGTCGCGGCGGTACAACGCCGCCCGGATGCCGGTGTTCGCCCGCAAGGACGAACTCATTCTCGTCTGTACCCCGGACTTCAACTCTGCGCTGGACGTTGAGGCCCTGGCCGGTGCGTTCAACATTGAGAAGTCTGCCGTTCCGTCCCGGGTGATTGAAATCCCGGAAGAACAGTTTGCCATGGACGGTGTGCAGGCCATCATGACGACGCGGGAATTCTTTGTCGTCGCTGACCAGGTCTTTGAGACGGCGTCCCAGTGGAACCCGCGCATGTTGCAGAACAACTACTTCCTGCACCACCATCAGTTGATTTCCTCGTCCCGTTTCGTGCCCGCCGTCGCGTTCACGACGCACCGGGGCGACGACGTCATTACCGTTTCGACGCCTGTGGTGTCGGTATCCGCGATCACCATTGAGGACCGGGAGGGCGACGTGCCTGCATCCGTTGAGCGCGGTGAAATCTACTCGCTGTTTGCTGAGGCGGTCACGTCCCCGGCCAACGGTGTGAACAGTGGTGTCCGGTGGGAGGTGTCCGGCAACGCGTCGGTCCGTACCTATGTCACCCGCTCGGGTGTGCTGCACGTCGGACCGGACGAGGCCAACGACACGGTCACGGTCAAGGCCATTTCGACGTGGCTTGACCCGGAAAATGTCACGCGGGACGGGAAGTCCAGCGCCCTGGCACTGACCGTGTCGGGTGACAAGCTGCCGTTCTGGCCGATTGCCGGTAGCACCGGCCAGGACGTGACCGGTATCACCGTTGAGGGTGTGGCGGTGTCCCCGGCCTTTGCCAAGGGCACGTTTGCGTACACCGTCGTTGTCCCGGGCGGCACCACGACTGCCGATCAGGTGGAGGTGTCCGGGCCGGACGCGTCCGGTGTTGACGTCACGCTTAACGAGGCAGGCGACGTCGTCACGGTCAGTGTTCCGACCGCCCCCGGCGATCCGGTGTACACTGTCACTGTGAACTAGCCGATCTAGCTCACGCGGGGCATGTGGCGCTCCTCTCCGAAACCCCTCCCCACCGAAAGGTGGGGAGGGGTTTTGTGCGTTCTTAATTAAGTGCGGCGGGAAATTGTTTCATAGCAAAAGCCATGCTAGTGACGTGTATCGTAGATACCATGAATCAGATACAGACACTTCCCTCGCCTATGAATGCTGGGCATGAATTTAACTATGCGGTGTGGACGGCGGGGACCACGATTGACCTGTGCAATGTGCCCTGGAATTCGGATTACCGGGACATTGTGCGGTTTGCGGATACGGCTGCACTTGACAATTATTTGTTGACGCAGGCGGGTCCGGTGACGCACATTGGCGGGGTGCAGTACGCGAAATTTGGGCAACCTGTCCTTATCAGTCTCCCGTTCAATACGGTGCAGACGTTCAACTATTTGCGGGCGTCCAACCCGACGCAGCCTGTCATGGGCGGCGACGTTCCCAGGGTGTTCTACTACTTCATTACAGACGTGGCATATGTCGCCCCGAACACCACAGAAATCCGTATCCAACTCGACATTTGGCAGACGTTCGGGTACGGCATCACTTTCGGCAATTGCTACATTGAACGCGGGCACATTGGCATTGCCAACGAAAATGCGTTCGATGATTACGGGCGGGAATTCCTGACAATCCCGGAAGGCCTCGACATGGGCGGTGAGTACCAAATCGTTGACCAGTGGAAAGAAAAGGTGGGTAGCGCCAAAACAAGCACAGAGGGCGTCCTCGACTATTCCATTATGGTTGTGTCAACAGCTTCCCTCACGGCACCGTTCGGGACGGTGGACGCCCCCAACCTTGTTTCCGCTAACGGTTCAACATTTGAAAACCTGCCTAACGGTTCAGAGATTTACATTTTCAAAGACCTTCCCGAGTTCCTGCGGTTCACTAATTACATGGCGGATAAGCCGTGGATTACGCAAGGAATCATTTCTATTGCCGCGATTCCGCCCTATGAGCGGTACAACATGATTCTCAGTGAAACCGTCATTAGTGAGTCAAGTAACGTGTCAGTGTGGGAACCGCTCGGAGAACATCCCTTCCAGGTCAACCCGGTGGCAATGAAAACCGCGTGGCGTGAAACCCTGCCCATTCCGGCACGGTACGCACACTTGGACAAATTCAAGGTATTCCCCTACACCGCACTGGAAATGACTTCCTACACCGGCACCCCGCTTATGCTCAAACCCGAGTCATGGGCAAATGACGACGCCGTTGTCGTTGAAATGCCACACTTTGCCCCACCTGCCCCGCGCCTCATGTTTGTCCCGTGGCGGTACAACGCCACCGGGCGGGCCGGTGTCGCTACCGGCGAAATCGCAGAGGATTTCCAGGACGGATTATTCAATGACGGCGGTGAATACCTCGACATGGCAACCGGCATCATGAACTTCCCCACGTTCAGCACCACGAACAACGGGTACATGTCGTTCATGGCGTCCAACCACAACAGCGTGGCATTCCAGCACAGCAGCGCGGAATGGGCACAGCAGCGCGCGCTCGGAGGCAACGCCCTTTCCTATGACAACACCAACGCCCAAATGGAACTGTCCAAAAACCTCACCGGAATGCAGGTCAGCGCAGGTGCGCAACAAACAACGCTCGCCAACGAAACCGCAGGCTGGCAGGCACTCAAGGGTGCAGGCAACAGTATCGTTGGTGCGGCGTCCGGGGTGGCGCAGGGCGGCGGCGTCGGTGCCGTCCTCAACGGCGGCATGGGCCTCGCCAACAGCGCCGCCGACTATGCCATTGGCGTGAACCAGCGGAACCAGGGGCAGGGAATCAGCGCCAACCTGCTAGACGGTTCCAACAAGGCAACCGTTGGCACCGGGGCACAGATCAACGACTCCAACCGCTCTTATGCGGACTACGCCGCCCGGGGCGACTACCAAAACCAGATCGCCGGTATCCAAGCCAAGGTGCAGGACGCCCGCCTTATCCAGCCGACCACGTCGGGGCAGGTGGGCGGGGACGCGTTCATTCTCGCCATGTATAAGTGGGGGTATGACGTCAAGGTCAAAATGTTGCAGGGCGCGGCAATCAACGCTATCGGTGAATACTGGCTGAGGTACGGCTATCAGACAAACAGGTTCGGTAAAATGCCTGCAAGTTTCCAGGTAATGACGAAATTCACGTACTGGAAGCTGCGGGAAACGTACATTACCGGCAGTGCCTGCCCCGAAACCTATAAGCAGGCCATTAGGGGAATTTTTGAAAAGGGTGTTACTGTTTGGAGTAACCCGGCCGATATTGGCACCATTGACATTGCAGATAATGACGCATTGGAAGGCGTGAGTTTGTGAGTAAGAAACGTGATTCAGTATTTACTGAATACTATGAACCGTTCATAAAGGGGCGGGGA